GTGTTTACGGACTCCCTGGAGTTGAAGCTTTTGAACTCGTTGGCTATGCCAAGGTATCAAACGTAGCAGCCGATAAGGCTTCCTATAAGAGCTTCAGCCTTACAGTACCTTCTCCTGACCGCCGTTCTGGTGACAGGGTTCGTAATGATCGTACCAGTCTCGTAGTACAAGCTTCTGCTGCACGTCCTGCTTATGTCTATGGCGCTTCAATCGCTATTGGCCAGGATGTTCCTACAGCTGCTCAAGATCGTGCAGGATTCCCTGCTGCTCCTGTAACAGCTGATTTAGGTGCTACATCTACTGAGCTTTTGCTCCTAGGTCCTGACAACGGTGGATCTCCTATTGGTGTTCCTTCTACTCAGCTTCTAGGTAACGCTGCAGCTAGTGCTTCAATTACTGCTGCTTCTAGTGCTTTTGCTCAAGGCGCCGCTGACACAACTACAGGTAATCTACCTTTCTGGTCAAGCGTAACATCTACGATTGCTCGTGCTGACGCAGCCGACTCCATGATGTATAAAGTCGTAGCCGACACGACTTTCAAAATCTATAATGTCGACGCTATTACCAATACTTCTGTATCTGGTGACGGTGTATACATTAGCCAGGATGACTCTGATGCTGGCCGTGTAGGATATATTCTTGCTCGTGTCAACTATCTCCGTCCTGCTGCTAATGTTTCCTGGAATGATATCCAAGGATTCATTGATTTTGCTTCCCAGGTAGGTGGTAACGACGAATAAGAGCGGAATAACTCTTTAAAAGAAAAGGCGGGTTTTAATAGCCCGCTTTTTCATGCTATATATTCAGAGGTATTCATCCTAATTGATTTGTGATTCCTATTACTGTTTTGCTTATCCTGGCAATTCTTATTTATTTTTGTTTCCTGTTTTACGATAATTCCCATCCTAATCATCCTGGTTGAAAACAAAGATTTACTTTGGTAAGCTAATCAAAGACTATTGATCTAATTTATGTTGTACCAATACAAAATCACCGGAGGTCTGGTAGAGGTTATATCTAAGCATGGTGAAGGCATCATGATGTGTTTAGATGCCCAAGATGAAGTCCTTTACGTAAATGAAGAGGATTTAACTCCGCATCTAGATGCTACTAATGAGAAGATGAGGACTGAGGAGAGGCTTACCGCTGAATTAGCAGCTGATGGTGTTGATCCACCTAAGCTAACTACTAGAGAAACATTCCCTATTGATACACGTGTCAATATTAATAATGCATCTGCACGCCAAATTGCAGACGCTGTACCTGGTGTAGGTATTAAAACTGCTCGTGACATTAAAGATCTTCAGACTTCTCAGTCAGGAGAAAAATTCCAAAAGTTGGAGCAATTAAGAAGTATTAAACGAGTTGATTGGGATGAAATTTTTAAAGAGAACTTAGTTCGCGTAGACTAATACTAGGCTTGTTCTAATGTTGATTAATGAAGCTCGATACGTATTTACAATCTAAAGTCCGTTGGCATTTAGGTTACAATTTAACATCAATTCCCGGCGGTGACTTAGCACGTCTCGAGGAAGCATTGAATAATATTCAAGATTCGTTCTGGTACGACAAGATTGTTGAACAGATCGGTCGTTGTGACGAAGCTGAAAAGCGAACTGACATGACAGGTAGTGTCAATAATAATTCAATTCCTAAAAGTCGGGTTGAAAGTATTTTAGGTGACGTTGACCGGACAATTTCTACATCAGATTTTAAGGAGACATTGAGAACTTGGACACAGATTTATTTATATGAAACAGACCGATTAGCTCTGCATTTATATGTTCCAAACTATCGAAATCCAGAACAAGCTCGATATCGTTTCAATAGGGAAGGTGCTGAATTTATTCAAGCTCTACCTGGACCTGCTGATGTTGCAGTTGGAACAAGACTTGTTCTTGAAAACTCTCATCGTTAATAGAGAGAAGCACATTTCCCCCTGTTATTCTAGTAAATAGGCTCAGGGTATTTTCATGGCGGTAACTTATTTTCAAGATACAATTTTTACTACAGGAAGCGCACTCACAGCTCCTGCCACTGGTACTGCATTAAAAGTTGCTGATACTAATCTTTTTTCTACAACGGACTACACATTGATAGTGACTGTGGCATCTGTTGATACAAATGTAATTGTATGTTTAGAAGGAAGTATTGATGGTACTAATTATGCACCTATAATTGCAAATCAAACAATAACTGCTAACGGGACAACCGTATATAGTGTCGCTAATAGACCTGTTAGGTGGGTTCGAACAAAGTGGGTTAGTGAAGCGGGTGGGACTGCCGCGACAGTCACTTTTAGTGTAGCAGCTGCATAGAGATGGCTGGTCGTTTTGGCGCTGTTCAACCTACAACTAGGACTGGTTATATGTTTGGCGCTAGGAGAAACAATATCCCTTGGGAGTCTGAAGGACCTGATACTGGTAGAAGATTTCAACAAGGTCGTGCGCCTATTCCTAGGATGGCTGGAGACGTCAGATTAGCTACGGCTAGATCAGGTCAACTGGATGCCCCTTATGGAGTTGGTCGTGGATTTGTTCCAGAAGAACGTGATGCTTGGGAAGTAGAAGATAGTCCTACACCTTGGCAGACGTTTGATGAAAATTTAGATCCTTACGAAAATAGACCTTATGGTTAAAAAACGAAAATCATTAGAAATATTAGAACTTCTTAAAAAGGATAAAGCTACAGACTCATCTAAAAATGATAATGAGAAGAGAGAAGAAGCACTTAATAAAGCACGTTTACGTTTAGAAGAAAAGAATAAAATGAGAGAGGAGTAAAAACCCTTCCGCTATAATGATTTTTAAGTCTATCTGTAAATAAACGTGTCAAGCAGTAGTTCAAATAAACAACCATTGATGGTTGATCGTCCAGCGACAACTTCGACGCTCTTAACTGTTGCTTCAGGGCAAGCATTTTCTACCAGTTTAATTCCAACTGCTGTAGGTAATGCTACAAAGGTTTTTGATGCTGACTCTGCTTTAACAGATACTTCAATTAGTGGTGCTTATATTGATGATATATGGTTCCGTTATAGTAAACGGGTAATCGAGAAGATTGATGCAAAAACTGCAACTTCTGGTACATATTCAGCTGCTTCAACTACAGCCACAATAACGATTAGTGGCGGTCATAATTTAGAAGTTGGTCAAAGTGTCTTTTTAGATTTCACAAGTTACAGCGCAGGCACTGTTCCAATTGATGGGACATTTACAATTGTTACCGTTACTCCGACAACATTCACTGTCACAATTCCTGCTGTGGGCAGTACTATTACAGGTAATGTAAGTGTTTATGATCCAATTGATTTTTGTTTCTATTTAGTTAGCACTGGTTCAGTTACTAACATTAACCAATTCTTTCCTCTATTTGTTGCCAGTATTGATTCTGTTGCTGCACAACAATATTGCAGTCTTACATTGAAAGAGATTCTGCCATTTGTGAATCATCCTGTTGTTCAAGCAGGCTCTAATTTTGGATCTGCTAATAATGAAATAGCTCCTAAACAACGTGGTTTAATGCTTTCACGTGGTCAAGCTTTATATGTCTCTGTTAGTGGAGCAACTGCATTAACTAATGGTTTCTATTGTAATGTACAAGGAGGATATTACTAAAGAGAATCATGCCTTTTGGGATAGGTAAGTTTAATAATCCTTCAAGATTTGACAAAGATTTTTCAAAAAATATTGGTGGAGGAGGACCATTCTCTATTGTTGAGAGTGGTGGAAGAAGTTATAAAAACAGTGAAATTAGCTTTTATAATAAGGATTCTCTATGGAGTCGTTGGCGTAGAGGATACGAATTGTATACAATGACCCAAAGTATGTTGGGGTCTACAGCTGGAGAAAGACAACGTCGTGGGGACTATCGAGTATACTTTACTTTCCAACAATTTCCTGGTGTTTTTATACCTGCCAGGATTTACACTTTTCCATCTACTCGACAAGAATTAGGTGAGCAAATGGTTGGCATGCGTGACACTGACGCATTTAATTTTTATGATTTTGGTTTACCAATCCTTGCAGTTAGATATTTAGGGGATGCAGTAAGTGGAACATATAGTCAATCAGGTACTACTTTAGTTGTAACTAAACAAGACCATGGATTGTATCCTGGAGAGAGTGTTTGGTTAGATATTTCAACTGGTGGAGGTGTTGATGAAACTCTCTCAATTGTTAGTACTACACAAAATACATTTACTGTAACTACATCTGCATCAGGGACAAATGACGGGAACGTTACTTATTATTTATCGACTACTTTTGGGGATTCACGTTGGACCACTACACGAGCTCGCCTTCGTTATTTGCCTACAGAACTTTCTTTCTTTACAGGCGAACGTCTAGCTGATCGTATTATTGAAAAAGATCCTGGTGTTTCCTCGACATATTCGAGAAGTGGATCTACTGTTACTGTTACCTGTGCTTCTGTCCATGGTTTATCTAGTGGAAATAAAGTCTTTATTGATGTTAGTAGTGGCGACGTCTCTTCTGGTAGATGTACAGTTACTGTTACCAGTCCTACTCAATTCACGCTAACAACAATTACTAGTGGAACCACTTCTGGTAATTTAACACTTAGTAGATTACTGCGTGGTCGTGATTATAAAAATTATGTTGGTTATACAGTTAAGGGATTAGATGCAGCAACAAAAGAAATAATTTTCCAACGTAAAGACAGTTATGGAGCAACTACAGCTGATGAAAAAACATCTACTGTGGTTCCAGCTCAACGTGGCTTTCTTGTAGGGCGTTATTTAACTACTGAGTTAAGATGGCAATGCTCTTGTCAAGATTTTTCTCGACGGGATAGTTATGATTTATATAGTGATTTACGGAGTGACCGCTTTCCAAGAACAACAGTTCGTTCAACAAAGCCTGGTCAAGTTTTGGAACCTGATGGAACTTTAAGTGACGAACGTGATATACCAGGTACTTTTAGAGATTTAGGATTTGTAGCAATTAACAGTTTTTATCAACTTCCTAGTTATAAAGATACTGCTGAAAATTCAGCGCAAAGTTTAATGTATTATCAGTTGAGATGGTGTAAGCATATTTATGCAGCAATGTTCGCTTTAACTCATGACGAAGGTAATGAACCAATTAATTTAATAGCGAAGTACACTCAATCTGGTGTAAATATAACAGTTGATGTTGACAATCATGGGTTAGAGTCTAATACTAAAGTAGAAATCACTTTTACGAGTGGGAATGCAGTTTCTGGTGAATACACAATTACTTCAGTTCCTGATCCAAATAGTTTTGTTATTATCTATCCTTTCACTAGTACCACTAGTGGTTATTGCACTGTTAGTAATTTAAAAAAGCACGATTATGTTCGTTCTTGGTTGTTAGAGCCAAGTGATAAACCAGTTGGGGCAGGTTTGGTACATTTTGAAAAAACTTTTGAAAAGGAGCAAACACGTCTAGAAGATGCTTTTAATACGTTGTTATTGACAAGGCAAAATACAAAATGGAGTGGAGGTAAAGATATTACTGGTAATCGGAATCAACCTCAATCAATAGCAGATTTTGATCCATCTGTTATTGGAATGACTTTGACAGACGGTTTAAAACGTGATGCAGACGGTCGTTTAAGTCGAACTGGGAAAGATGTTAATACGACAAATCGAATGATTACATTAATTAATAAGTTGTTTAATCGATCTCCTACTTTATTAAAAGATATAAAATTCGGCATTGTTGATAAGCCTATTGACGAATACACCTCTGAGTTTGAAGTCGGATTAATTGACGCAGGCGAATATATTAATGGTACCCCAGTTGAAGATTCAGCTTCCACCAGTACAATAGACAGTAGTACTTATAGTCCTATTACTGATCAGGATACAGTTGTTGATGCTGATCTTTATATTAATATTTAAATATGGCTGTACAAATTCTTTCTCGTCGTTCTAATACTCTCCGTGATCGGCCTTATCCTATTCGTCTTGGGGCTGCTGAGCTGGCTATTAATAACAATGCAGGGGAGCCAGGACTTTTTTTTGCTGACAATACAGCTTCTCCTTCAACAGGTTTAATTAAAGTTGGACCTACATTTGTAGGTTCTACAGCTCCAAACACTTCTCCAGCTGGTTTTACTTCTCTTAGTAAAGGTGAATCTTGGTTAGATACTGCCAGCACACAGGTACATAAAATTTTTGATGGCAGTAATTGGCAGACAGTGAAGGCAGTCGTTTCTAATTCTGCTGGGTATCCTGCTAATCCAATTGATGGTCAATTGCATTACAATCAATCAACTAGTACTCTTTATATGTATAATTTGGGGACTACAGCCTGGGTATCTATTTAACTATGGCTAAGTAAATGATCGAAGATGCGATCTAATTTTGTGTGTACAGCTTGCATTTCTCTTAATAGGTCTTCTTTTAAAACATAGTCCCTAATTACTCGCTCATGTAAGCTATCGATATCACGTTCCACTATTTCGAATCGTTTGTCTAATTTCTGATTAAAATTGGATAGTGCTCTTGATAAGCCTGCAAAGGCACCAATACTTCCTGATATGATTGCAGCAATTAATTCCGTGGACACTTTTTTACTTTGAGCTATTTTTATTCTAATTGAGTTATGAATATTTTTATAAGATTTTCCAATATCACCAATTGTTATAATTCTCATAGGAATTCTAATTTCTAATTTCTAAGTCAGTTATGCAAAAAGTTGTAAATGTCATCGCAGTGTCGGCTGGTGTCGTATCTCTTGCCGTTGTTGGGAGTGGCTTATATGTATACTTACAGCGAGATAAACTCGTTGATAGTATTAAGTCTCAGGTACTTAAATCGGTCACTGGATCACTTCCTGGGTTAGTTGATTCAAAACTACCTGGTTCTACTGGAGGAGCCCTTCCAGGGGTAAAATCTATCCCTGGGGTTCCTAAAGGCTTAGGTTTACCTGGGTTTTAGTGGAAGAAATTCCTGATGTTCCAATTAGGAATCTAACTATTCATCAGATTCCTTTTTGGTCTGTTAAACCACCCTCTAGTCTTGTTGTAAGCCCTCCAGTTACAACGTCTATAGGATTTCCTATAGTTGACCTTCCAGGCTGTGTTGAATGGCATCCTGATGATAAAAGAGCAGGTAATTTACTTATAGAAGATCCTAAAGGTATTAGGACACTATGTCCTCATGGTGAATACCCATCTTTTCATGCAATGGATTATTCTCCTGAGGAGTTGTTATATACAACTGTTGCAGAACCTCCGGCTTATCAACAACCTAAAGCTCCTCCCCCTACACCTCCTGATTCGTCTCTTACTAAACCAACGGAAAAAGTTGAATGTCCAGGACCTAATGCTCCTCGCATAGGGGATGTTACACAGAGTAAAGAAGAAAAAGTATCTGGATTCGAGTTAAGTAAAGACGGTAAAACTTGTATTACTTTGTATGAAAATATTGGAATTGCTGAGCAATATTTACCAGCACCACAGATTGTAGCTACTACTGCCGCTATTGCTACTGTGGCAACGACATCGGCCCTCCTAGCAAAACCTCTGGCTGATCTTCTTCTAAAGGTTGTGAAGCCTGCCGTGAAAAAAGTGATCGGAAAAATCCAAAAAATCCTTGGGAAGGAGCCGAAGGAACTTTCTCTGAGGGAGCGGATTCTTGCTCAGAGATCTCGGAATCGGGCAGTGATGGAGCTTCGTCGGGCAATGCGGAAATAGAGTGTATATGAGGTGTAACTTTCCCAGGGATAGGTGTCAGCATTACGTCTGCACAGATAGCTGCATATTGTGATTTCGGATGGAATTGAATTCCTTCTTTCATTAAGTCCCCACAATTTTTAAGCCTGGCTAATTCAAAATCTAATCTTTTATTTGCTACTAATTGATTTCTGTAGGATATTTGACTGTTTGCAGATTGTTTACATTGATCTTGTAATTGCTCATCTAATGGGACAGCTATAGTTGCTGATATTCCCCAATTAAAGTTAAAAGTATCTTTTTGACCAGTTCTAGTAGGTACGTAATAAACAATATCTCCTGGATTTTTTAAGTTCCCATCATCATCAGTTGTCATGTCATAGACAGGTTGATCATAATATTCTTCCTTAGGAATCTGCCAAGATTTACTATCAGCTAAGAAGGGCGTGATGTTGAGGGTAGGACCCTGACAACTGATTCCATCTCCATAAGTATTAGTTATATATGGACCTTGTAGAACTTGTATAGCTTGATTAGTAACGCTTCCTGAGGAGTTTGCGACCGGATTTGCAGTTGCTGATACTCCTCCAACATCAGTTGCCAAAGCCATTGTTGGTGTAAATATTATTGTATTTAAAAGTGTTATAAAAAGATATTTTAGTTGGAGAAGACAGAGGTTGTATCGGTGACACTTCTTATTTCTGTTTCTCGTTGGATTATTGTTTGATTGACTAAACCTGGAGCTTGATATGATTCTGTAAATTGAAAACTGTTGCCAGGAACTACCATGTTCCAATTTGGTTTGTTTGATAGATCCAAGCCCGACCATGTTGTTGTGACACCTTGCAGAGTATTGGTATTACCAGTTGTTGACGTAGGCGAAATAGTTGATCCTGAGTGATCGACATTTGTGCCAGTTACAGTATACTGCCATCCAGTTGCGTAATCCATTGAGTTTATCGTCTCAGTTACTTTGGATGTTGTTTCTGTATGGGATGTCATACTTCCTTGGGTGAAATTAGGCACCACCGGAATTGCTGAAGCTTTTGGTATAAATATAAAAAATAACAGCGTTAATAGCTGTTTCATGATCTTTTTAATCTCCGACAGTTATTTCACTAACGAATTGTCCTGTTGCTGTTGTGCCTGCACCTCCTGCAGTTAGAGTAACAATTCCAGCGGACGTAACTGTACCTGCTAAAGAACCAGCAACACCACCAGATTGTGTTGTTGTTGATCCGAATGCTGGCATATCTGTGACGACTCCAGTAGTAACATCAACACCAGCTCCTATTGCTGGTACAGCATCACCTTGGGTCCATGATTCAGAAAAACTGAATGCAGATCCTGCGGTATTTACATCATAAGTTCCTGCTTTCATAGTTGCTGCTGTTGTTGCACTACCAGCTGTTAAGCCTCCAAATACATCACTATTTCCGGCGCCTACTTTTATGTTGGAACCCGACACTGTATATGTACTTCCTACACGGTCTGCAACGGTTGCTGCTCCATTAACTGTGAGCTGAGTACTCGTTGATAGGCGGTGAACCAGATCTGCTTTTGCAGTTGGTGAAATAAGTAATATTAAAAACGGTAGAAGTTTCCACATAGTGGCAGTTAATATCTCAATTCAATATAAGTTTACCTGAGGGTAAACTTAATACGTATTGCTACTATACGATGTCTGAAAATGTGATTGAGGATCCTAAGAAAAAGGATTCTCCTAAAAAGAAAAGTGTGCTTGGCAAAGTCAAAGATGCACTATTACCTGATCAGGAAGAACAGGCTGCAATCATCTCCACAATGGTCAGAATTGGAGTATTGGTTTGGAGCGGAGGAATATTAACTTTAAATTACGTTGCTATTCCAGGAGTTCCTCAACAGAAGATAGATCCAACCTTCATAGCTTCAGTGTTCACGGGAGTTTTGGCGTCTTTTGGGATTGCTACAGCCTCTAAAAAGGGTGATGGCACGATGAAAATGAATGGTGATAGTAATGGCCAAGTTAGTAAGAAAGATATGGAGCAGATGATTGAAAAAGCTGCAGCAAATTCTGCTGTACAAACTATTAGGATTGAGCAGGCTCCATTAGTAATTAAGGCTGAAGATCCTTCAGAAAAAACTACGTACACTATGTAGCAATGTTGTAGTATGTGAGCAGTATTAAAATTTTCCATGCCTAACCTTCATTGGGGATGGGTTTCTGTTATATCTCGATGTCGAACATGGTTGAAGAAAAGACCCATTGATGTGTCAGAACTCACTTCTGGTGATAAAGCTGAAATTTTATCAGCTAGATCTATACGTCGCTGTCAAGTTCTAGATCGAGATAGTAATCATACATATTTAAGAACAGGTTTAGGAGATTGGTGGATTGATGATGAACACTGGGATGGTTTAACAGATGAGAAACGTCAATTACCTTATTCAATTGATAGAGATTTGATCTACTTAAGAGGTTTCCCTTATTACCCACAGGCCTCGAATAGATGGAATAATAGTCAAGTATTTACTCTTGCTATGTGTTTGAAGTATCTCGATACCCCTGGTATTAATGGGGTTATGGATTATTTAGAAGTACTTAATAAGCATGGTAAGGGGTCTTCTAGAGAGGCACATAAGAAAACTTTAAATGAATTTGGAATGAATGCGAACTTTACTTTATCTGCGGATTCTTTAGATATTCAAGAAGAATTGCATAGTGGGCGCCCTGTTGCTGCAAGTTTATTAGTTAGAGGTGATGTTACTAATCCCATTCGTGGGACTCATCTTGTAGCGATTACCGGATATGGTAAAGACTATTGGCAAGTTCAGGATCCTTTTGGAAAAATGGATTTAGTTAATGGTTTATGGTCTGATAGAAGCCAGTTCTCAGGACAGAATGTTCAATATAGTTTTAAAAATATGAATCCAAGATTATTTGCAAGTGGAGGAGCTTCTGGTTGGTGTTGGGTTAATTTTAGAGAACACTAATATAGCAATACAAGCTGTAAAGAGTTATACTCAATTCAGATATTATAAATTTTTGAATTATGTCCGAGACTACTCCTGATTTAGTAGAGCAACTACAAACTCAGAGACAGCAGCTAGAAAATCAAATTAGAGAGGGAGAATTGTCTATTGCTCGTTCGAAAGAACAATACTTGAAAGTTATGGGAGCTCTTGAGTTTGCTACGATTCAACAACAACAGGCTGAATCTTCTACAGATGACAGTACAGAAGTAGTTGAGGGCTCATGATGTCATGTTAGGAGAACTTACGAAAGACAGATATCGTGCACTTGAGCTCCTTGCTGAGCATGTACGATCCCCGTCTCGTGCGCTCTCTATTGACGCTATTATTTGTGATATTAGTGATGATGATTTACGTTGGGTTACAGGACGAATTCATTACTATTTACTGAAACTTTTAGAGGATGCCGATTATGATCCTGCTAAAGAGGTAGAAGAAGAGGGGGCTTTGCTAAACTAAGTTAGGAAGTTTATTTATTTTGTAGATTAACGATGGCCGATCCAGAAGTTACACCTAATCGAGATCCTTATAAATTTCTACGTGACAGAGCAATAGCAGTCGGTCGAGAGATGGAAGAGCATAGGACTGAACGTGATGTCAATATTGGTGAGCGTGCATTAAAAGGTAAGAAGCCTAATACTGTTCGAGAAAAGATGGACGATAAAGTCATTAATACTTGATATGGAAGCTATTGTTCTCAGTTTTGCAATTCTTTTTAGTGGGAGTTATGGGTTTAGTACGTTACTTCTCAGGCGTACTATGGAAAAGCATAGAGAGAGCTACTCTAGAAGAATAATTGCCACCTCAGTTCAGCGCTGGTAATATAAATATAAGGTTTTAATTTTTTATGGATGCATTAGAGCTTCCAGTTGACGTAGAATTTTCAATTCACGCTGCTTCTCTTGCAATTCAGAATCTTGATCGCAGTTCTTTAGAAGAAGCATTTGTTGAAATGCTTCATCAAAAAGCTCTGGATCGCCAGATGTTCTTTAATATTTTAAAGGATCATGGTATAGATGCTGACATTAAATTCAATCTTTCCACGATGGAGCAAATTTCCTAAATACCATGGCTACTCGTACTATTGACGGCACTCTAGATACTCAAAGCGTTGATACCGGATCTGAGGTTACTTATCTTGGGTCTACTGCAGCAAACAATCCCGGAGAAGCTATCCGCGGATTTCGTGTAAATCCTGGTGGTACTGGGGATATCAAGGTGACACTTGATAAGAGTAGTGGAATTAATACTATGGAAATTTTTCAAGAAGATGCTTATACAGGGGGAAGTGCTCCTACTGGGTATAAAAAGTTTACAAACATTGCTCGTGATGGTAAAGGTAAGGGTGTAGTTGGGGTAACAGTGACAAATGCAGCCAAAAATTACGTTGTTTTATTAAAGTTAGACGGCTATTCTGAGGTTAATTACAGCGGTAGCGTTGTCGTCCCATAAGAAACGGAAAATACAGACTAGATGGAAAGAGCATCCTTTCCTAACTCGAAAAGGTATTAATTTAATAAAGCAGCATACTTTACCTCGTACTCATCTTGGTATGGGTCGTTATGCTTCTTATAAAGATTATGGAGAAAGTATATGGCGGATTGGTTATGGAAGTAAAAAGCTTGGTAAAAGATGGCTTAATTCTGTTGATAAGGCAACTAAGGAAGAAATAGACCTCCAACTCGAAGAAGACTTGAAAGAGTTTTCTGATTTAGTGGCGCAATATGTTCTAGTTCCTTTAAATACTAATCGAAAAGCAGCATTACTCAGTTTCGCTCATAGTATTGGAATATCTTCATTCAAGACTTGTCGTTTATTGGAGTTGATAAATACTTCTTCAGGGAAGAATAAGATTATCCGAGAATGGAGTCCTTATATCAATCGTCTTTGGACATCTGGTGGTGATCTAATGATAGATAAACGTCGTGTTGAATTGGATATCTATTACGCTGCAGATAAAGAGATTCCCACGTTAGTACCTCATCGTTGTCGGGTGAAGAGATGCCTACTAAATCTCCCTGAGACTTATACTGGGGCTCCCAATCAGTTGAAAGCAATTGAATATCTTGAGAAAAAGCTGCTTGATTGGGACCCTTCTGGGGAAGTTCTACGTCGTTTTTTTCGTTATTGGACTCAAAAGCCCAGTGGTCTAGGATCTCCGCCGCGTTCGGTTCGAAATGTTTGAACATTTCTAATGTATCTATTAATTGAAGGTTGGGAGAATAGTTTTCTATTAGTGCCTCGTATCGCATGATGGCAGAATTTCTAAAGGTTGCTTTTGATTTTTTAGTCCAATTTTAAGTAGTACTAAATATCCTATTAAATCTATAATAATGTCTTCGTCAGTATCTAGCAATCCTACTCCTTTATGAATTCTATTGACTTTATCGTCAATTCGGACGAGTAATTGCTCTACAGGACTTGCTTTACTGAATATTCGACAAGGATTTAACGCAGAATCACCATATCTCTCATTTTTATATAAAAGGAGTTCCTTTACGTCGTCACATATCTTGGCGATTTCAAACTGTGTTTTTGTCATAACGATATTTAGCTTATAAAAATACAATTTAACAGATAATTTTCCCTAAATTAGAGAATATATCTTTAAATCTCTCAATTTGATCAAAACCGAACTCAAGATTTGGCAAATATATGAAATAACCCCAAAACATCGGTGTTTTTAAAGTAAATAGTTTTTTACCATGGATTAAATTAGCTCGATCTTCTGGAATACAGACTGGAAAATCCCACATTTCAGGGCATGTTCTAATCATTTCAGGGTAAATCGTATAAAACAGAGCTTCAGGAATATTTCTGAGTTTCCACTCTTTTACTAGGCGTCGAAACCAAATTACTGACGGTGCTTTTGCTGATGCACCAGCTCTTAAGCTCCATTTCCACGTTCCGCGAGTTTTACTGAAAGAACAACGACCAAATGTAGGGGGAAATAGATAGGTTTTACCAGTCCAGGGTTCTTGAATGTTTAATCCGTCTTCTTCTAGTGTATAAATCTTCTTAGCACGCACGAATTCTACATTTGCATGATGTGTTGAACAGGGATCCAGGTCAACATCACCTAATAGCGCATAAATGTAAGGTAGATAGTCTGCTGGTGTTATCCAATCACTATTTAAGTGTGCTATTCGTCCTAGTACGAATTTATAGTCAGACCACCGTAATTTTCTTTTTTTCACGTTATTTTTATAAAATCAGCGCCCTCACTATCGTGTTTATAATGCACAAGTTGCATCTTTTCTTGATCTTGAATGATAAATAGTGATTCTTTATCAGGTTCGATTTGTTCAGCACGATTTATAGCTTTTTGCATTACTTCTGCAACACCACTCATACTCCTATTATTGAAGTCGTTAAGAGCGTTTATTAAGTGATCAACCGTGAGATAAAACATACTTTTTTTCTCATCTTCTGCATCCGGGACGTAAACCATGGCCCCTGGGCCTTCTTTTTCATAGAACTTTGTATAAAATTCACACATATCTGCGCAGATGCGCTCGATTGTGAGTTTTAGGAGCTTTGCTTCGTCTTCTCCTTTTACTCCTTGTAATAGTTTTGTGAGTAATTTGCTTCGTCTATTAGTCATAATTAATTAGATCTGATTAAGTGTATCAAGTTTTTTCTTCTTTTACAGGGGCATTCGCAACTTTTGGTATTGATTTAATTAGATGCCCTAAGCCAGATTTTTTTAGAGTTTCTAATAGTTTTGGTAGCGGTCGATAAAGAACTACAGCTTTTTGCATATTTCCGATTTTTTTGATTAGTTTGCCATCACTATCTCTAAGCTTGGTTAGCTCTTCTTGTCGTATTAAATACTCTGCAACGCATCGATATCGCCGTTTTTCTGTCAAATTTATTTCAGGGTAGCGATCACAGATTGTACTAGTTTGCATATCACTAAAGGTCAGTCGAATTTGATCCGCTAAGGAGAGTCCTAGCACTGCATCAGTTGTACTGGTTTCGTAACTGCAAATCAGCTCTAGATATCGTCTGAGATCAGGTGTTTCGAAACTTCCTGATGGTGGGATAAATATCTCAATTTGTTTGCAGAGTGATGGAACAAGTAGATCTTTGTAATTTTCTATTGTGACTGTATCTATATTGAGTTCTGAGAATCTATAACTTTGATATAGGTTGGCATCACGCTCTATTGGTATATATTCGTTTTGATTTAAGATGACTAACCATTCTTCTTTATTGATAGTTGTCATTCGGAGTCCTTACTTGAAGCGAGTTTAGCGAATTTTTTTTGATTATCCCACTGTCTTTTATGATCTAATCGAAGAACGTATCTGTAATATTCTTCGATAGGGGTCATGTGTTCTCTTAGTTCTTCGCTGGATAAGATTTGCTTAAAATGAGGACCATACAGTTCTGTTAGCCGATCTCGGCATTTTTTAGTCGATCCTCCATAATTTTCTGCTTCCCAAATTGCTGTTGCAAATAATTTTTGTTGATGAGATAATAACGGCTCTAACTCTTTTCTGGACAATCTAGTGATAAGGTCGCTAAACTCTCTAAGGAAAGGATACTGTTCATTATTATGCGTCGCCCCATCACTTACGCTGAATTGATTCTGGTCCTGGCACTTTTGCCTGTTGGGTGGATAGGGGTCCAACATTTACATGGGTTTGTGACAGATAGAATCAGTATAGAGATTAAATTAAAGTAGTACAATGGGTGTCCGCGTACCTGATATGGAGGTCCTCTTAGCAGGAGGCGTTACTAAAACGATAAGAGATCTAAAAATAGGCGATAAATTAGATACTCTTCATCAACATACTTTAAAAAGAGGTGAGGCTGAGATTAGCTATGTTCGAATTGTTGAATCTCCTTTAGTTAATCTTAACTTCTCAGGTAGGAAATTTACTTGTTCAGAAGAAGATCGTTTTTATTCTCCTAGTAGGAAAAGTTGGCTTAGTGCAATTGATTTAGAGGAAGGAGATAAAGTTTCTCAATTGGATGGTGAATTAGAATTTACTGATTCAGAGAAATTAGGGACAGGCGATTCAGTTGAAATAATAGTCGAAGGTGCACATACATACGTATGTGATGGAGTACTTCTACATAATGGAAATAAAGAACAGGTTGGTCCTCCACCACCTGTTTTTGTCCCTTCTGCACCTACTCCTCCGACTATTGTTCATGAGATAACTCCAAAAGCAACATATCAGCAAATGGCTGATGTGATGAGACGGAATCATGAACTTAGACAAAATCTTGAGCAAAAGGATTTTGATCGTGGTGTAACTCCACTACAGCAACGCTTAAACCGGGATAGAACAGAGTTAGCGTATGCACAAAAGGAAGATAGGACTGATGCCAGAAGTCATAAACGAGAGTTACGTAATGCAGGTTATTCAGGGAAAGAAGCTTTTGAGATGGCACAAGACAGAGAGCCTTCTGAGAGAACTTTAAGAGCTCAAAGAGCTTATGACTTAGCGCAGAGTCGGAGAGATGAAGAAATTGCTACTGGATTCCAACCAACTGAAGAATTTAGAGAACCCGCTTGGGCTGATATGGATTGGGAGCCTATCTATGAGGACTGGAGAGATAGAAATATCTATGTTGAACCTAGAGATCCTAAGCCAGATGTTTTCTATCCTGATAGAGCACCTTTGGCTGACGATAGCGGCGGCGGCGGTGGTTTCTTAGGTTTATGTGATGAACGTCTTAAAGTTGATATTGCTCCATTAGAAAGTACTGAAGTTAATGATGCATTAGCCGAAGTTGCGTTCTTTGTTAAGGGGCTCCGTGAGTGCGCTTAAACGTTTTCAAAGTCAAGGGCATCTGTGACTACATCAGTTACAAATTCAAATAGTATTGAAGCATCAACTTCATCAATAACTTTCCCCCAATCGAGAAGATTAATATTTAGAGTTATTGAATAAGTTGTCTCTAAATATCGAATATCATTTGTAATTAGAAATAAATAGTCTCCTGCAGCTAAGTTTGTTGTCGGATATTCTGATTCAACGCCGCTTATTACACTTTCATCTAAATAATCAATTGCACTTTCTGTATATACATAGCCCTCATCATTTATAGGTAGCTCTTCTCTCAGTTTATCTTCAGTTATTCGATAAAAAGCTAGTAAAGTATTTTTATTTGTATTCTTTTCATAAGAAAATTGTGAATAATCTTGAGTAAATTGAACTGCCCGTGCTCCTGGTAGTTTTAATTTATAAAAAGTTGTCTGCTTTCTGGATAATCCACCATGTGTATTCTTTATTGGAATTGATCGAAATATAGATGGGAAAGTACCTAAATCTACTGGGTTATTAAGACTATCCCCAGTGTTTGCTGGTAGAGGATCAGAGCCATAATACGAAGTTGGTCCATATGCTGTAGGCCCTGTTCCTCCTGTTGGATATGCTTCAATAGTTCCAAAATTATAGAATCCTGAGTTATTTGGGATTGTTGTTAGAAATCTGCTCATGTTCTGTTGCTAATCCAGTGTAAAATCCATGCATAGGATGATTTGGATCATCTCTACCGGATTTTTCATATCTTTCTCTCATTATTGTAGCGCGCTCAGGATATGTACCTTCTTCTTCCATAGTTATATAAGAGCCATAATCTAATGCTGCTTCTAAAAATACTTTTGCTCTTTCAGCCTCTTCTTTAGTGTCATACCAGTTTGAGAAAGTTACTTTGTCATTTATAGCTACAAGAGCCGCATATTGCCTATCATCGCCTAAATGATAATTGCTTGGCTCTATAGAACTTTCTTTAGCAACTATCTTCTTTCTCTTTGTAGTGCTGAAAGATATTTCCATGGGCAAGACGGATTCTCTCAATTTCATTTGGAGTGGGGCAATCTTTGAGTTCTTTGATTGTAAGGTGTGTTGGGTTGCAGCAGAATGATTCACAAGAGGATTTACTGAAAATTCTATATTTCCCTGTATAGCCACGGCTTAACCAGAATGCAATCCTTGAAGCAGACTGGGTTTTTGCTGCGTGAAACGGAGATGGAAAATATGCAGTTGATTCCGTATTGTTTTTCCTGGTAGCGCCTCTCCATTTCCAGCAGAGATCTGAATCTCCTATATCAACTTGATCCCAGAAGCGCTTGACTTGCCAATACCATTGGAAATCGAAATTTCGAACATCTACTGTACAGCGTCCATTTTTGATTTCTTCTAAACAATCTAGGCATTCGCCCATTAAGCCGAAGTTACCTTTATGTTTAGATTCAGATTGTCGATGCCAGGGGCATTCAAGTTCGTTTGTCACGTGATAAGTCAGATTGAATTTTTTTGCTTCTAAGGGATATGTGGTTGTGAGACTTTCACATACCGCTAATGTTGTCTCCCATAGACTATCTGATTGTAGTTCTTGTGCAATGCTGTTATAAGTTTCATTATTACAGATTCGCCTAACTATATGATAAGGAATTTTATAGATTTTTGATAACTTTAAACTATTAATTCCTTCTTTATTTTTAGTTCTTAGTTCAGTTATTAATTCCTTATTAATCCCATTATCTTTACGATTTGTATTCTCTTGGGCTACGTCTTTTCTTGTCCCCCAATAGTAATGGGATGGGTTTAGACAGTGTTGTGATTTACATTTTCCAGATCTAACAATAATAGGTTTTTCTTCACTATAGAAACGATTCGTCATAGCAAGCATAAGAATTCTGGCATCTCGCTTTTTATAGAGGAGGCGATTTGGTTTACTTGTATTGAAGCCTTTAAATACGTTGTGATTTTTTTCTTTCATACACCAACATTCATCTTTATCCCATAACTGCAGGGCTATTTGAAATGCTTTTGCGAATGTAATTTGATCGTAAGGAGTGAGATTTTCATAGAGAAATACGGATCCTTTAAGCATATTAAGTAGGGTGCAAGGAGTGAACTACTTAGATCCCAGCTGTAGCAACCTAACTCATTCAACAGCCAAATTCAATTTTTTTTAGGCTTATTTACTTACTTCTAAGAAAAGTGAGGTTAGGTATGTGACTGTTAACTCTTTATATACAGTCAACTACCTATCCACAACATATACGTACCTAAGTGAAACCGCCCTTTTTTTTCTGAACTTGGGTGTTGATAGTAAATCGATTCTGGGAGAACGGATTTCAGCGGAGGACGGTTGAAAAAGGCGACTTCCCCACCCTGTTTTTTCGACTGTTTTTACACTTATTTATATTTTTATGATTTTGGGTTAGGTATGTGACTGTTAATTCTCAAGGAAAACTATATGACACTCAGATACCTAGGCACAATGATATTCAAAAAATTCTTCGAACATTCGAGCAAAATCCTCTGCTTCATACTCATCTTTTGCATAGCGGCACATGCCACCTCCTGGACAGCAAACTAATCGGGTTTTATGTCCTCTATTTTCAAAGGTTTCTAATGTTGTTCCGTGGGTGAAAGTTGTCATCTTATTTATTATTTCCCGATGATATTATTATAAGAAAGGTATACAAGATCTCGTGAAAACTATTTATGAGGGAGCTAGGGTATTAGGTCCACAGCTTATGAACAAGTTGTGGCTTGCTAGGAATATGGCAGGTCAACGGGCAGCGATGGGTTCTAATCCTGCAGCTTGGCGGTGGGGTAAAGAGATGCTTAGACCTGCATATGATAGGTCTCCTCAATTTCTTCAGAAATTTGCTAGTAATCTTGTTAAGACGCCGGGTTGGGAGAAAGGTCTTGCAGCAACTGGTACTGCAGGTATTGGTCTTGCTAACCAATCAGAAGAGGGGCCTTTGAGGGCTTATGGACGTCCGGCAGCTCAGTTTGGAGGAGGTATTTTAGGAACTGCTTTAGGAGGTGCTACTGGATTTTTTGCTGATTCTCCTTTTTTACCTGTTGCTGATTTTGCGCTAGCTACAGCTGGAGGTGGAGCTGGTTGGGAAGCAGGTGGGAGACTTTTTGATAAACTTGTTCCACCAAAGGGAGTGAATAATAGTAATGCTATTAATACAGGAATGGCAAATATTCCTGTAGGAACTAAAGATTATGAACTTCAGGAACGTCTGAGGCAAGGCGCATACATTCCACCTGGAATGACAACTTCAGCTGGGATTCCTGTCAAAGGTCAACCTGGTGGTTCTTTTCAAGATACTAGACCTGTTGTAGGTGGAGGTACGGTTCATTCAAGAACTGGTGGGCTTGGAAAGTATACTGATCGATCAATCGGTATTCCAGGTACTAAATTCCAAATTCCCTTAGGTGATATATCTCCAACTATAGATATTCCTAAGAATCAAGCCTTACAAGGAGGAGGACTTAGTGATATCAGAACTCTAGGGGAGTTAGACCAGTTGCAAGGTTCTAGTGCTTTTTACCAAAGAGGTGGCGGTGCCAGGCAAATTGCTTTAAGGCGACTCGAACTTGGCCAACAATTAGAAAATGAGGCTAATTTAGAAGCTCAGATGTTACAGGAAGCAATGAGCCCTGCTGAAATTCAGGCGCGTGACCAATGGCTTGATGCAACTGCTAACAGTCCAGCTGCACAGTCAGGTGCATTTAGTAATGATCAACGATGGCAAACACATTTAGGTGATCAGCAATGGCAGAGAGGTCATGGTAGACCTTTTACTCATGGGGACTTTATGCCTGCTGCCTCTGTGGGAGGTAATGTTCCTACCCCTGTGGGAGGTAGCTGGACTCCACCGCCTGGAATGTTTGGTTAATTATAGATAGTTATAGCTTTATAATTAATATAAATAGTCTATAAAGTAATGAACGGCGACGGTTTTGATCAAGCTGGATTTGATATGACGGCTTTGGGTGATCCTCGTCGTCAATCAAAGTTACCTGGTGGTTATGTAACTCAGGGTCAGGCTGTTAGTGCTCCTTACGCAGCTGCTAATATGGCTGCAGCAGCAAAAACTAACCCTATGAATGCTGCTTCTCAGGGTATCGGAATAAGAGATAAGGTTGGTGAATTTCTGCACCAACTTGGTGGTGTGGCGTGACGATGGGTGACAATGATTTTCCCATTGTAATGGCTAATGGCGGCTGGGATGAAGCTAAAGATAAGGCTTCTAAATGGAAAGAATATCGGAGTGGTTCATCATCTTATAGTCAAAGTGGGACTCATATTCCTACTGGAAGTATGTATAGCCAGGGTGAGTTTGCAGATGGATCAGATATGTCTCCTCTAGGATATGAAGAGTTTGGTGTTACTCCTAGCTTACTTTTTTAAAGAGTAAGTTTCTTACACGTAAAATTAGGTATGGCAACTCAAGTACAATTCCGGCGAGGCACATCTAATGAAACAGGCCTTTTTACGGGGGCTGCAGGTGAGGTTACTGTAGATACAGATAAACAAGTCTGTGTTATCCACGATGGAACTAATGCTGGTGGTTTTCCTCTTTTAAGAGAAGATGGGACTAATTGTTCTTTCTCTTTAGGGGCGGTAAATAGTTGTGCATTTAAATTTGCAGGTGATCCTAATACAGGAATAATATCCCCTGGTGCCGATCAAGTTTCTGTAGTTACTGGTGGTGTTGCTAGACTTACAATAGATGGGTCAGGATCAATTACTATTCCAGGCAATACTTCTATTACAGGGAGTTTAACTGTGGATGGATTGTTCAACTCTAATGACAACATCAATATCACCATAGCATTAGCTTGAATGGCCAATACTTTTAAACAAGCAACTAAGTCCAGCTTATCTACTTCAGCAGTGGCTAGTGCTGATACAAATATTGTGACCGCCGGTTCTTCTTCGACGCTTGTCATAATTAACGTATTAGCGGCTAACAAGACAGGTACTAATGCGAATATAGATGTTTATTTAGTACCAAGTAGTGGAGACAACGTCTATCTTTTGAAGAGTGTACCAATTCCAGCTGGATCATCTTTGGAATTAACTGTTGGAAGTAAGCTTGTTCTTGAATCTGATGACATTCTTAGAGCACGTGCGGATACTGCATCTGCGATTGATTTAACTGTGAGCTATCTTGATCAGACATAGTTTTAGTAGATTAGGTTAGATAGATAAATAAGGGCAGAATACAATAGAGAATAATAAGTTACTAAATACAAATGTATATTGGGAATGATCTGCAGGTTGCTGAATCAGGTAATCGGATTATTGATGATATAAGCTCTAGCTTTAATGGGAGTACGACATCATTCGCTTTACTGGTTGGTGGTGTAGTTCCTATACCCTTTCCAATTAATACTCAGCAGATTTATATTTCGGTTAACAATATTGTACAGGAACCAGATCCGACTGGTAGTTCAGGTTTCAAAGTATTAGGGAACAATATTGTATTCAGCTCTGCTCCTACTGGTGGGCATGCATTTTTTGGTGTAATTTTATCAGGTGCAGATTATGTCACGGTAGGTACAGAATTTCCTTCTGGTAGTGAAACTGCACCAAGTATTACTTTTAGTAATGATACTGATACAGGATTGTATTCAGTTTCTAGTGGAACAGTAGGCCTTACTGCTAATGGGACCCAGATTTTCACTATGGATGGGAATGGATTTAATTTCCCAGATAATAAAAAGATTCAGGTAGGATCAGCTAATGATTTACAGATATATCACGACGGGAGTAATAGTTATATCAAAGATGCTGGAACTGGGAATCTCCAGGTTATGGGGACTAATCTTGTTTTAGAGAATGCAAGTGGAGAGAACTATATAGAGTGTACTTCGGATGGTTCAGTAGCTATTTATTATGACAATTCAAGTAAACTTCAGACGGTAACTGGAGGTATAAATATTACCGGAACAGTCGTAGATGATGGTGCGACACACGACGGAGATGTAACGTTCACTGGTGCTGCTGCCAACGTTGTTTGGGATAAGTCAGTTGATGATTTGATATTCAATGATAATGCTAAAGCTGCATTTGGTACTGGTTCAGATCTACAGATTTATCACGACGGAAGTAACAGTTATGTAGAAGATGGGGGTACAGGCGATTTAATTCTCAAAGGTACAGTTATTAGACCCCGGACTGATAGTTATATCTTAGCTAATGCAGCTGGTAGTGAGACTTTCTTCACAGCCGCAGCTGACGGTGCTGTAGCTCTCTATTATGACAATTCAAGTAAGCTTCAGACTGTTTCTGGAGGAATAAATGTAACTGGAACAGTTGTAGATGATGGTGCAACACACGATGGAGATGTCACATTTACTGGTGATGCTGCTAACGTTACTTGGGATAAGTCAGCTGATGATTTAATATTTAACGATAATGCTAAATCGGTATTTGGAACAAGTGGTGATTTAGAAATTTACCACGACGGAAGTAATAGCTATGTCAAAGACGCTGGAACTGGAAATCTCCATGTCATGGCCAGTAATCTTATTTTAGAAAGTGCAAGTGGAGAGAATTATATAGATTGCACACTCGATGGGGCTGTAAATCTTTATTATGACAATTCAAGTAAGCTTCAGACTGTTTCTGGAGGAATAAATGTAACTGGAACAGTTGTAGATGATGGAGCTACACATGATGGAGATGTAATATTTACAGGTGCAGCGGCTAACGTTACTTGGGATAAATCAGTTGATGATTTGATATTCAATGATAATGCTAAAGCTGTATTTGGTACTAGTAGCGATGGTTTAGAGGTTTATCATGATGGAAGTAATAGTTATATAACTGATACCGGTACTGGTTCTCTTATTCTGAAAAGTGACACTATTACTGTAAAAGATAGTGCCGGTAATAATTTAATCAATACGACAGCAACTGCTGCAGAATTATATTATGACGGTAGTAAGAAGTTAGAAACGGTTACTGGGGGTGTCAATGTAACTGGGGATATCCAGATTAATGCTCAGAATGAGTTGCGTTATGCGGATGCTGATTCAAGTAATTATATCTCTTTTAAAGCTCCAAGTACTGTTGCTAGCAATATCACTTATACGTTACCAGCTGCTGACGCTGCGGGAGCAAATTACATATTAGCTTCGGATGGTAGTGGGACACTTTCTTGGATTTCTGATCCTAGTGGACAGTGGGTAACAACAGGGGATGATATTTATTTCTCAGGGGGTAATGTTGGAATAGGACTTACTAATCCTGCTACACCTTTATCAGTCACTGGAGCTACTACTCTTAATGGAGATGTCACATTTACTGGTGATGCTGCTAACGTTACTTGGGATAAGTCAGTTGATGATTTGATATTCAATGATAATGCTAAAGCTGCATTTGGTACTGGTTCAGATTTACAAATTTATCATGATGGAAGTAATAGCTATATAACTGATGCCGGTACGGGTGCGATTATTGTACAGAGTGACACTTTCACGATAGAAGATAGCGCTGGTAATGATTTAATTAGAACAACAGCAACGACTGCAGAGTTATATTATGAGGGAAGTAAAAAATTAGACACGGTTACTGGAGGCATCGATGTAACTGGCACAGTTGTAGATGATGGAGCTACACATGATGGAGATGTAACATTTACCGGTGCTGCTAATAATGTTGTTTGGGATAAATCAGATAATGCTCTTGAATTTGCTGATAGTGCTAAAGCTATATTTGGAACGGGTGGTGATTTAGAAATATTCCATAATGCTAGTCATTCAGTTATAAATGACGCTGGTACTGGGGATATTCTTTTACAGGTTGGAGGATCTACAAAATGTACAGTAAATAGTTCAGGAATAACAGCTACTTTAACTGGAGATGTAACTGGAGATGTAACTGGAGATGTAACTGGAGATGTAACTGGAGATGTAACAGGTAATGCTTCTGGATCGTCAGGTTCATGTACTGGAACAGCAGCCATAGCAACTGCAATTACGGTTGCTGATGAATCATCTGATACGACTTGTTTCCCATTATTTGCGACTGCTGCAACAGGTGATCTAGGAGCTAAATCTGGAAGTAATTTAACCTTTAACTCTAGTTCTGGAGCGTTAACAGCTACAAGCTTTGTTGGTGCGTTAACTGGAAATGTAACAGGTAATGCTTCTGGATCGTCAGGCTCATGTACTGGAACAGCAGCCGTAGCAACTGCAATTACGGTTGCTGATGAATCATCTGATACGACTTGTTTCCCATTATTTGCGACTGCTGCAACAGGCGATCTAGGAGCTAAATCTGGAAGTAATTTAACCTTTAACTCTAGTTCTGGAGCGTTAACAGCTACAAGCTTTGTTGGTGCGTTAACTGGAAACGTCACAGGTAATACGAGTGGAAGTGCTGCAACTGTTACTGGTGCTGCTCAATCTGCAATTACTAGTCTTGGAACTCTTACTGGGTTAACTATTGATGGTGATGTAACATTTACCGGTGCTGCTAATAATGTTGTTTGGGATAAATCAGATAATGCTCTTGAATTTGCTGATAGTGCTAAAGCTATATTTGGAACGGGTGGTGATTTAGAAATATTCC